CGTAGTTGATCGGTGCCATTGGTTGAATCGCCATCAGAATTTACCTCCCAGGCCAGAGAAGATGCCCAGGCCGCCAGAGATGGCTGCGGGAATGGAGCCGAACGCCTGACCTGCAGCCAATTGGCCACCGGCCGTTGCTGCGCCTTGCGCGGCCAGTAGGTTGGCCACATTGGTGCCGGTCTCCTGTGCTGCAGCGCCAGTGCCAGCGGCAGATGCTTGGCCGTATTTGGCCAGGCCGCCTAACTGGCCGTACTGCTGCTCGATCAACTGGCTGAGAAGCTGCGGACGAAACTGTGCCAGTGCTGCCTGGACGTTGCCGCCACGCAGGCCGCCAGTGGCAGATGCCTGCTGCAGAATGGCGTTCTCGCCTTGCTGTGTCAACGCTTGGAATGCCGGGCCTCGCTCCAGTGCCGCGATGGCAGCACGCTGTGCTTCCGGACCTTGCACGCCGACAAGAGCCTGCTGCTGCTCGAATGCCTTGGTGCCGCCAGTGACGTATGGTTCCAGCAGCTTCTGCACAACGTCGAACTGGCGACGCTGTTCAGCGATGCCAGCCTCTGATGCTTGGGTTTGTGCTGCTGCAGCACTGCTGGCTGCGTCGGCCTGTGCCAGGCCAGATACGAGCGTTGCGCCGCCAACGGCAATGCCTGCCAGCGCTGCTCCAGATAGACCGAAACTCATTGTTTGCCCTCCAGGTGCGGGTGTTGGACGGCCTCAAGGACAGGGGCCGGTGCCGGGACGGTGTACATGTCCCAGATGGCCTGCGGGTCTGTCTCGTTCGTCGGGTTGGCGTGAAAGGTGGTGACATCAACGTCCGTCAGCGCCACGCCAGCACGCTTGGTGTTGGGCTTGGTGACGCTCATGAAGCCGGGGCCGACCTGGGCCGAGCCATCGTCAGTGGTGACGATCAGGTGGCCTTTGCGGACCACGAAGAAGGACTCGTCTTTGTGCACTGCACCAGTCAGCACGGTGCCTGCCGGGATGTGCATGGTCCGAGCGTAGAGGCCGTTGCAGAAGGCGTGCTCGACGGGCATGTCGACCTGGGGCAACTTGAGAAGTTCAGCCTCCAAGCGGTAGATCGGCAAGTGCTCGGCAGGCACACAGGCCTGTTTCGCAACTTCCTGAACCGCGACATCGCTCATCGAATCCTCCTGCTGGGGGCTGTGAGCTACTGGCTGCTCGAACGGCTCAGTGATGGTATTTTCCCACATTTGAATGGCCTGTCAATCTTGCTCGAACTCGCGCTCCTCCCACGCTTGGCAGGATCGCATGTCATGACAGATGAAGTCGAACTTGTCGCAGTAGCCGCGATAGCCAGCTCCATCGTCCCATTCGTTTTGAGGGATGCGCTCCATCTGTGCTTGCTTGAAAGTCGAATTGTCATAGTAAGAACAATTCGAGCACCGACGACGACGCGCCTCTTTCTCGTCGACCTGCATGGCCTTGGCCAGCCTCATCCAGTAGGGCTTGTTCGCGCCCGGCTCGTTGGATGGGTTCTCGGGGCCGAGCATCCAGTCCTCGATCACCACATGGGTGTTCTTCTTGTTCTCGGCCGCCGTGATGAACGGCTCGGCTTCAGGCAGGCCAGTGAAGCCAGCCATCATGATCTTGGGCATGTCCATGTGATTCTCCTATCAGGTGATCTCGCGGCCGCTGGCGCGAATAGTCAGCGACGTGGCTGCGCTGGCGATGGTGGAAATGAAGCCGCCAGACTCAAGCACCTGGCCGACCAACTCGGGGAAAGTGTAGGTCTCGTCTGGTGCGATAGTGCGCGCATCCACAACCAGGTTGCCAACACCAGGACTGCCGCCGCTGGTCACAAGGTTGACGCTCAATGTCACGTTGCCTGTGCTGGTGTTGGTAGCCGTGAACTTGTCGATGACGGCCTTGGCGTTGGTCGCCGTGTACTGTGTTGTTTGTGCGTTCTCGGCTTGCTTTGCCGGAATCAGAACTTTGACTGTGACGGTCATTAGGGTTTCTCCTTAGACGATGCTGGTGATGATGCCGTTGACGACCGTGACAGTCAGCGGAGGAATGTCTGCGGTCGTGAATGTCCCAGACACGCCAACGTTCTCGAACGCCATCGTGCCAAGGCCTGTCACAGCAATCGTGATCGATCCAGATGCGTTGGTGATGCTGATGTTCGCGCCTGGCGTCAGGAAGTGGTTTTCCCACCGCTGCTGCGCTGCGTCGTAGATCAGAACCTGGCCAGCCGATGGGCCGCCACCGTTAATGTAGACGTCCTGCAGGTTGTTCAGCGACTCGCTCAACTCCATGCGCACGAAGATCGAGCCAGAGCCACCGCTGCCAGCGTTGACAACGACTGCCACAGGCACAGCGATGTTCGGCGCTGCTGGCTTGACGTTGGTCCATGTTCCAGGCGTTGCCGGGTCGAAATACAGCAGGTCGCCATCTGCCCAGACTTCGCCATAAGGCGCGCCAGTCGTGTTGAATCCGCGCACCAGACCGAAGCTGGTGACGTAGCCAAAAGCGTTGTCTGCGATGTCCTGCGTGGCCACGCCCATCATGTACTCGGCAGGCACGGAGCCGTCAGCAACAGCCAGTCCAAACGTCAGCTTTCCAGATGCGCCGACAGTGCCGGTGAACATCACAGGCGTGCCGTTTGCGATCAAGCCGCCGCTGGTGTTCTTTGCGTAGTAGTGAATCTCCTGGCCAACTTGCAGCACGCTGCCACCGTACAGGCCGACATCCATCGTGCCATCGTCTCTGTTCCACTGCACGCGCCGCGCTTGCGTCACGTGAGGACCGTTCTCTGGCAGGTCGATGTAGTCCGTCACCACAGAGTTGTTGTTCTGAATGACAGGCGCAGCAGCCAGCAACTCCAGTGCGTTTGCGATGCGCTGCAACTGAGCCAGCGCCTCGTTGGCCGTGGCCTGTGCCGTGCCTGCCTCGATCTTGACCTCGTTGACGACGTCAGGAGCGATGGCGTCAGCCACTGCGAACAGTTGCTCGAACTGCTTGATCTGCTCGTGGTTCTTCAGGAACGTCGAAAGCTGATCGCGGGTGAGGTTGAGTTTTTGCGTGGCCATGGTCAGTACGCAAGCGCCTCGATTTGTGCCTCAAGCCTTGCGAACGACAGGTGCGCCTGCGTGTCGCCACGGAAGCGCTGGATGCGCCAGTTCAGCATGTGCCCTTGCTGGAACCAGGCCAGGCGCTTCTTGGTGCTGCCGGTGGTTCCAACACGGATGGGCCGGTCCTGACTCCAAGCCAGGCCATCCACCGAATAGCTGGTGCTGATGATCGGGTCGACGCCAAGCGCCACGCGGCCTGTCAGCGCGACCAGTTCCAGTTCGTTGAAGATCGCGCCGTTGCCTTCGTTGTAGGCGATCAGCGTGCCGAACTCCCAGCGCACTATCTGTCCCCAATGGCTGCCAATGTCGTCGACCAGGTAGCCGACGGTGCTGGACTGCGGATCGCCCACCAGCCACTTGTCGTAGGCCCACACCAGATTGCGCGCGCGGTACTGGCTGAAGCCGACCGTGCTGGTGGTCAGCGTGAACCAGACCTGCTCACCCAGCGCCTCGCTGGCCGCCGCGTCATAGACGATGGTGCGGTCCGGCAGGTGCACATACAGATGCTGGTGGCTTTTGTCGTTGCGCGCTTCCAGCTTCACAAGGGACAGTTGCGCCTCGGTGTAGCCGATCAGAATTTGGTCGATCTCCTGTGTGCTGATCTTCTGGGCCTGCGCGTTTGCGCCCAAGTAGATGCCTGGCTGCTCGTTGCGGCCGCTGCCCAGGAAAGCCACCGTCTCCAGATAGACGCAACAGGCGAAGGTGCCGAGCACGCCCTTTTGAATCTGCGCGCCGTCGATGCGCTGGAACGGGAAAAAGTCGCCGCCCACGTTGTCGAACACCTCGATGGTGTTGCGGTTCAGCGCGTAGACCTCGTTGCGCAGCTTGAGCAGCGCCACCACTGGATCAGGATCGACTTCGCTGGAGCCGTACTTCAGCGGGTTGACCTGGGTCGGATCGGTCAGTTCTGTCACCACCAGGAACTCGCCATCGGTGGTCATGAAGTAGCCGTCCACCCACACCACATCGAGCACCACGCCAAGGTCTGGATCGGTCACTTGCGTGAGTACTCCGTTCCAGTAGTAGAGCCTCCCACCGGACGCAATGGCCAAGCGGTCGAAGCTGTAGTCGAACGTCACCAGAGTGTTGACCGGGCCGCCAACATCGCCCAGCACAGTCACAGCGCCATTGCTGGCCACAGTCACAAGCTTGGTGCCCATAACGCGGTAGCAGGTGCCGTTCCAGTTGATGCCGCCACGGTCTATGCCGGGGCCGGTGCCGTTGGCCACCAGGCCGTCGCCGGGCCGGAGAAACCCGTTGCTGATGCCAGACTTCTTCGGCACCGGCACAAGGTTGACCGGGTAGGACGTGCGAATGTCCGGACCGTTGTCCGTGTAGATGCCGTTGAGGATTGGAATCTGCATTCAGGTCACCACTTCACTTTGTCTGCCCAATACGCTGCGCTCATCTTGCCCTTGGCGATGTTGCTGGCATGGCGCGCCTTGAAAGACTCGCGCCGCGCCTTGTCTGCCTTGGACTCGCCTTCTCGCTTCGGAGACCCGGACACACCCTGCTGGCCGAACCTGATGGTCCTGACCTGGTCGCCATCTTTGGCCACCACAACGTGCGACTTTGTGGGGTGCGAAGGCGTGCGCTTGGGCTTGTTGTAGCCCTCGACACCGACGCGCTCCAGACGCGGGTCTTTCTTGGTTGCCATGGTCAGGCAATCCGGTACCAGGAGTTTGTGGCCTGGACGTAGCGCACGCGGAAGAAGTCCTCTGCTGCCAGCGACGAAGGGGAGGACACGCCGTAGATGTTGGCCGCGCCGTTGGGATTGAGCGTGAAGGCCGTGATCTGCTGCGTGGTCGTGATCAACACCTCGGTGCCATCCGGGGTCTGTGTGCTCAGCGGCAGCGTGACAGCACCGACAGCCAACGTGCCAGCAGGCTGGATCAGCATCCACTGCTGGGCCGCCACAGGCGTTGGCACGTTGAGGTTAAAGCCGGTGCCGGGGGTGTAGACGTTTGTGGCCAGCGTGGGGCTGGCAAAGGTCTGCTGGAAGTACTGCAGCAGCGAGCTGATCGGCAGACGCCGTGCGTCGCCGTTGTTCGGGCTGTAGATGGGCACCTGGTCGCCAGGCGAGACCTGGGCCAGCAGCGGGAGTTGGTTGATTTGGGGCATGGTCAATCCTTTCAGTTGAACTGGATGGGGCCGTCCTGACCGGCCAGCACCGGATCAACAGGAGGACGCAAGAACGGGTCGTCATAGACGCGCCATGGCTTGTTGCCAGCGCCGGACGGCATGGTGCTAGGCAGTTGCTGCTCCATCGGAACGGCAGCGCGCGAAAGCAGCGTGTTGTAGGTATCCT